TCAATGTCAACCTTGGTAGACTTCAAAAGTTCTACCTCTGTTTGCAATGACTTGACAACTTCTACTAGATCGCTAAAGGCTTTTTCAAGACCGTCATTTGTTTCAGTAACTGCTTCTGCAACTACATCATCTGACTTAGGAGCCATTGGCTTCTTAGCCTCTGCCTCTTCATCTGCTGGAGTTTCTGTAGCATCTTCAGCATCTTCTTCAGCAGAAGTTGGCTTTGCAGCCTTCTCTGTTGAGTCTTTTGCTTCTTCTGCAGAATCTTCTTTGCCAGAAAGTGGCATTACTGCCTTTTCTGTTTCAGTTTCTGCTACTACATCTGCTTTCGCATCTGCCTCTGGAGCGACCTCTGTTACTTCAACTGCAATATCAGATTTCTCAACGATCTCTTCAACTGTGTTTTTTGTTGATTTTGCCATAAGGTTTTCCTCCTTGTTAATCTTAGAAGTATTAATGCCTTTAGCACTATCGACTAAGAATTTTATCATATTTAGTTTTTCGTTATCCGTTTTTTCAACGAAACCTATGTTTTCCATTTGCTCACCTGTGATTGGGCTCAACTCTGATTCATTCTCTGATGCAAGAACAATTCCATTTTCTTTGTCATAAAATACATTTTCCAACACTGTTTCATCGCCCTTAATAATGTTTACTCCATCAACCTTTTCAACAGATACAATATTTGCAAACTGATTTGCTGGGGAATCTACAAGACTCAACTCAACCAAATCGTATTGCTTAATAATTCTAATCGTCTTGTCTGATTTCTCATCAAACGCATCGTCCCACTTATTCATTCTTCCGCCAATAGAAAAACCAGCAAGTGTTCCATCTAGGACCTTCTCCCAAGTATCTTGTGCACCTTTTGAAACATATGCAGATACAAACACTCCGTTGTAAAACTTCTTTGACTCTGGATCAAAATACTTCTCTGCTTTAAAGTCTACCATCTTTCCTACTGCTAATGGCTGGTGCATTTCTCTGATGTTTCCACGAAACTTTGCAAACGCTTCCATTGATGCTTCTGCTGTTACGATATCATCTTGCTTATCAATATTATCTAAAGAGGCGAATCCAGAAACGATTCTGCGCTCCTTGTCCACCTTAGTAAGTGGCATGGATAGGCGGAGGTTGTCTCCATCTGTATTCCAATTGGCTTTAGAGATAATCATGGTTATTATATTATATACCCTTTTTTATTAAAGTATCACTATTCGGACATATCGGTCACGTCATCCAACTTACGACCTTCGCCCTTTGGATTTCTTCCACTTATTGTGGCTGGTCCATCAGACTGGTTGTTAGTTCTTTCAGTGTCTCTTGCCCTGTTTGCATTATCGTTTGCTGCTTGTTCTGGCTTTGGATCAAACGGCTCATTGCCACCTTCGATCTGAGGGAGACCAAGAAGTTCTCTACCCTCATTTGGAAGCATAACCTGTGTCTTAACAAGTCTTTCGATAATCTGTGACTGAGCAATTTCATCTGTAAGCGTAAGTTCATTAAACTTAAACTCCAGAATGTCTGTTTTTTCTTTTACGATTTTATTAATCATTTTTTCAAGATTTCTCTGTGCTGGTCTTGCAACCTGCTCCTTAAATGTGCGATCTTGAGACAATGCTGCTGCAATGGCAGATGAGTCAGCCCCACCAATCTTAGAAAGAGGAACTTGATGAGCAACAAGAATATCATCTCTATTCTGCTTACGATACTCCTTAAACGATGCCTCTTGAATTCCATTTTCTACAGGGTCCATTTTAAACTCTACCTTATTGGTATCAGAGTCTCCTGGGAGAGGGATATAAAGAGTTCTATGGTTCTGTCCCTTAAGCCCTGTTTGTAAAAATCTAAACATTTTGTCTTCTGCTTCAGCAGATAACTTTGCACCCTTAAGAGTTACTACATATCTTGGGGTTGCCTTGTTCTGGAAGTAGTCAATGTTGTATTGTGATGCAAGTTGGTCTCCATGAAGAGATCCAATTGCAGACATAATGTCTGGAACTCCATAAAAAGTATTTAGAGGTGAGTACTCTTTAAAATGAATAATCTCATTTGGTCTTGGATCTGTTCCTAGTGGGTTTGCATTTGTTGCCCCAAAGTTTCGGAAGTACACAACCTTATTTGCAATAACCTGAACGAACCCATCACGTAGTCTACGAACACGCATTGTTGTAGATGGAATATGACCAACATATCCAATCTCTCCACGAGTAGTTCTACCAATCTCAAGGTAGGCATTACCAGTTGACTGAAGATCTGTAAACACCTTTTCCATAGTTGTTGTAAAAGAGTCTTCGTCATTTAAAGACTCAAGCCAGTCAGTCATTTCAATCTTTGCTCGCTCAATTCTTTTTCTTGCATTTTCAGAAGTCTTTGGTTCTGATGCTTCTAACTTAAGCATAGTTCTTTTTGAAATCTTAAACTCATAGCCTAGTCCAACAATGTTTTCTACTTTTGCATCAATAGCAGCGTGATTAGCAAATGATGTATCATAAAAACTTGCTAGTTCGTATAAGTTCCATGGCGGAGTAATTACATCAAATAGTCCGTAGGCATTTCTAAATACTGTTCCTGAGTTAATCTCTTTTGATCTTGCCCCATTAATACCAACACTCTCTGCTCTTGAACTATCTATGTATGCCTGAGTTGCTTCTCCCTTAATTATTCTAGAAGTTCTTCTTTTAAAGTTAGCGTCAAGCCCTTGCAGATCTTTAATTACATCCCATGATTGATTAAATGGATCCTGCTTTGCAAATGTATCATCTTCTGGAAGAGGAACATCTGTCTTTGCTCTAATAAAAAATTCTTTGTCTTCACTCATTAGTCGTCACTTCCGTATTTAGCAATAGTATCCTTGGCTGCTTGAACCGCACCTAGGTCGTTCATAGAAGGAATAAGTCCTTCTGCTAATCTTTGCTTTTGTTCAGAGTACTCTTCTTCTGAGATTCTAGTTAGTCCTGGAACAAATACACAGGTTCCATCTCCTTCATCCCCGTAATATTTAGCAGCATCCTTAAGTTTAGATATCTGCATAATGTCACCCTTCATTGACTCAATGTTAAGAACAGAGCCATTTCCATCTGTAAACCACTTACCATTGGCCTTTTTGTATACGTACAAGCCCCAGTCATAGTGCTTTTCAATAATTTTTGCACGGGACTCACCCACCTGGCCCTTCATTTTGGGCAAAGCCTTCTTCTTTTTACGTGGATCTTGATTGTTCATATACTAAAGTATACCATATTAGATGGCAGTAGTCGTGATTAGTTTCGAAGTAATACCAGAATATATGCGATATTCGTGCTCTGTGCTTGTTCTTGTGTTATCAATAACCAAAGAAGCCTGACTATCAACAATAATCTTATTAGTTCCTGTATAACTCTTATAGATAGTTGAAGGATCTATACCATAGTAATTCGTTGAAGCAAGGACCAGGGTCCCTTCCCACAGAAAGTCTCCAGTAAGCCAGTAGTCCCACTCAAGGGGCGTTGGATATATATACTTTACTCCAAACCACTTTCTATACTCTTCGTCTTTAACATCTTGTAGATTACTTGACTCATAGTATGAAATCGTGTTAAAAGTTAGTGGACCATTTAAGTTAATAACCCCAACCCTATTTTCAAAGTCTAAGACTTTTGGGAAAGAGATTCCTAGGAAAGCCCACTCCTTAACAGTTATCACTGGCTCTTTTACGATTTTTCCATTTAGATAAAACTTAATGCCATTCTCTAATCTACCAGTATTTGCATCTACAGCATATATCTTTGCTCTTTGACCAGAAGGATGGATTGCTGACATATAAAACTTTATATGTCTATCTCTTGATTTAATTTCAAAGACCTCTATTGATCCATATGAGAAAGAATCTTTATCGTATCTAACTGCCATCTGCATAGCCATAACTTTAAAATTATTAGATTTTTCCTTATTGACTGAAATTGCCAACCCTCTATTAACTGTTGGATCCATAGTTCCTTTTACTTCTACTCCAGTATATCGTGTTAAGTATAAGTATGGAGAAGTTCCTTTATATATTGTAAAAGGATTTTCACTCTTGTAATCATAATAAAAACCAGACTTCTTATATGGGAAAAGAGAATGTCCGAATCTTGTTCCAACTGGATTTGGGGATGTGTTGTTAAATGATTGAGAGCAATACTCTAGGGTTCTTAGAGCAACTTTATTTTTTAGTATTCCTTTAACATTAAACTCAAGATGGGTGACAATTGCTAAATCAAGGTTGCTGACATCTTTTGGTGTGTATATAACCATATTATCCACAACCTCATATTTAGTATTTCTCCAGTTTTCTCCTGGAATAACGAAAGAATCATTTGAAGGTCTTTCAACATTTATAAAATTATCCTCTGATAAATTTGCACCATTTTGAATATATTGAAATGTTATATAAGACTTTACAAGAGAGTTTGATGTGTCATATTTATAGTTTCTGTAGGCTCTATCTCTTAAATCAGTATAGTCTAGGTATCCAGTAAAAAGTTGATTATCTAAAGATGAATAATCTCTTTGTACTGGATTTGAGTATACATCTGAAAGTTCTGAGTATGTCCAAGATCCAAACTGCTCCTCTTCTACAAAAACAGATGGGGCTGGATAGTTTATGTTAAACTGAATAAAATCTAAATCATAATATGGCTTATTTTTGCTATCAGTTACATACTGTGCAAAATATGTCAAAGG